GCCCTATGAAGCGTTCCTGTTCGGCCAGACCACCCGCAGCTTCGGGCGCTTCCTCGGCCCGCGGGAAATCTGACACGGGGTATACCGACATGACCGACCGGCTTGAGAATGATCCGAAACAGCACCTGACCGAGGCGGATCGCCTCCGTCAGCGGGGCTGTCTCGCGGCGTTGAGTAGAGGGCGGGTTCGGCGAGCGCCCGTTCCGCTGATCCGTCTCACTGCCCGGCGGCCCGGGCCAGAATCGCTTCCAGTTCGGCGTCTGACCGATCAGAACTGTGCAACGGCATCGGCGCCTCCCGCATCCTGCGCCCATCACGCCTCGGCCAGTATCTCGAGACTGGCGCCGTCCTCGCTGGGCCTGGGGTCTTCCTTCAGATCGAAGATCCGCGCGTCGATGACGGCGCGCCATTCCGAGGTGATGGCGCGGGTTTCGACGCTGGTGCGGATGGTGAGGACGGCGGGCGATTTTGACACCAGCCGCGCCTGCATCACGGCCTCGGAGCCGCGCAGGTAGGGGGGTGAGATTGATCCGGACGCGACGGTTCGAGAGGCCGATGCGAAGCCGGTCGAAGCAGAGCTGGCAACAGCGCTAGCAGAGGAGATTCGCGCCGTCGAGAAAGGCAACGATGACGTCAAACGCCGCACGCCTTTGCGCAGGACTCCGCCGCGCTGGCGTTGGCGATGGACAGGCTTGCGAACGGCCACTACCCGGCTCTCGGCCCACTCTAGTTCAGGATTGTCTACGGCCTGCCGCTCGGCCATTGCGAGGGCTCGGGTCACCTCGAGCGCCTCGATCTCCTCTTTGGCCTTCGTGAGGGGATCGCTGCGGAAGCCCCGGCGCACCTGCAGCCGACATATCTGTCACTGGTGAAGCAAGCCCGTGATGTGCGCGAGGCTATCGCCACCTTCGGGGGGCATCTTCACCGAAATCAGGTTCTCGGACGGCAATCGACGCCTGCGGAAACAGCCTATATCGCGAAAGGGAATTTTCCGCATTTGCGAGCTTCAGGCGTGACGCCCACAGCGCGCGGAGTTGCCTGACAAAAGCACCCATGCCGCATGAAACGAAAACCTGACCGCCCCGATGTTGCCAACGTCGTCCATGAGCGTCGCGCAATCTTTACACGATTAACGGAAAAGGACACCAAGCTGGCTGTGGCGCGGGTTCGTCTGCGAGAACTGATAGAATAAGGCAGAAGCGGGATGACCGACGGGACGGGTACGGCTGAAACGAGACCGGCTCAGGGAACTCCGGGCGAGGTCTTTGCAGCCTTTTTCAAGCTCGGCCTGACCTCCTTCGGCGGGCCGATCGCGCATCTGGGCTACTTCCGCGATGAGTTGGTCATCCGACGGGGATGGCTGTCGGATCACGCCTACGGCGATCTTGTGGCGCTGTGCCAGTTCCTTCCCGGCCCGGCCTCGAGCCAGGTCGGTTTTGCTCTGGGAATGATGCGCGCGGGCTGGTTGGGCGCGCTGGCCGCCTTTGCCGCCTTCACGTTGCCTTCGGCGCTGGTGTTGCTGGTCTTTGCGATGTCGGCGGCATCCATCTCGGGTTCCCTTGGAACCGGGGCGCTGGACGGGCTCAAGATCGTCGCCGTGGCGATTGTCGCGCAGGCTGTCTGGGGCATGGCAAAGAACCTCTGTCCCGACCGGGAACGGGCTGCGATCGCGGTGGGCGCGGTGGTCATGCTGGCGTTCCTGCCGGGCGTTTTCGGGATGGCCGGCGCGATCCTGCTGGGCGCGGTTGCCGGTCTGGCGCTTGGCCGCGGGTCGGGGGTGCCGGTCGGCGGCCATGTCGCGATGCCGGTGTCGCGCGGGGGCGCGGCCGCAGCAATCACTGCTTTTTTCGCCCTGCTCGTTCTGCTGCCGCTTCTTGCTGGCCAGAGCCAGGGGTTGGCGGTGATCGACAGCTTCTATCGCGCCGGCGCGCTGGTGTTCGGAGGCGGCCACGTCGTCCTACCGCTTCTACAGGCCGGGGTCGTCGCACCCGGCTGGGTCACATCGGACCAGTTTCTCGCCGGATACGGAGCGGCGCAGGCGGTGCCCGGGCCGCTCTTCACCTTTGCCGCCTACCTCGGTGCGGTGTTGGAGCCTCAGCCGAATGGCGTAGCCGGGGCGGTCATTGCGCTTCTTTCAGTGTTCCTGCCCGGCTTTCTGATCCTGATCGGCGTTCTGCCTTTCTGGGATCGATTCCGCGCCATGCCACAGGCCCGATCGCTGATGCAGGGCGCCAATGCCGCCGTCGTCGGCATTCTCGGCGCGGCGCTCTATTCGCCCGTCTTCACCAGCGCCATTGGAGACTTGCGTGACTTTGCGCTGGCGCTCGCCTGTTTCGTCCTGCTGATGGCCTGGAGGACCCCGCCATGGATGGTGGTGCTCATCGCCGCTGCTGGCGGGATGGGACTCGCGCTGATCGCCTGAACTTCGGGGCGGCGCGTGTCAGGATCGCCTCGAACTCGGCGTCGGGCATGCGGAACTGGTCGCCCGCTTTCGGCGGCGTCATGGCGGTTCTCCAGGAGAGACTTGTTTCGGCTCGCGGCCTTGCCGGTGACGGCTCACGTCGCCACGCCGGCCTCGCACAGCATGGTGATGAAGCGGCGCCGTCGCTCCATGTCGGCGGCGGTGCGGATATTGTAGATGGAGCCGGAGCGGGTCTCGATCAGTCGCCATTCGGCGGTGATGGTGGCGGTCTCGGCATCGAAGCGTACGATGATCAGCGCCGGCTGCACCTCCTGCAGGCGGGCAGCAATGACCGTCTCGCCGCCCTTGGAGGGCAGGATGCAGGCGTCACGCTCGAACTGTGGCACCCACTGGCCATAGGTGTTGCCATAGCCATCATCGATCTCCTCGCGCTTTTCGAAGCTGACGCGGTCGCGTAGATCATTGGCGGTGATCCTGGCCATCAGATCGGGCTTCTGCGATAGGGTGCGATCAGGGCATGGACGGTGCGGTCAATGGCAACATCGATGCTGGTGTCTGCACCATCGAACAGGCGCTGGACGATGAGCAGGATGGCCTGGCGGATGGGCTCCGGCACGCCGGCCGCCGCGCCATAGCCGGCGGTGAAGTTGATCGAGACGGCATCCGCGCGACGGAAGGTAGCCGGCCAGGATTGGCCTGACCGCCGGGTGACATAGGCACCGTGCGCGTCGGCAAACAGATCGTAGACGCCGGCGTCCAATGTCTGCTGCACATTGCCGGCATCGAAGTAGCTGACGCTGTCGATCGCGGTCACCGGCGCCAGCGGCAATGGCAGGTGATCGGCAAAGCGGCCAAACTCCTGTCGCCAGGTTTGGGTAATCAGCGCCCGCCCGAGAATGCCGGACCAGCCGTCGAGATATGCCGTCGCCGCCTTGATCTGGGCGGTGATCAGATCGTCCTGGTCGTCATGATCGACGCGCAGATGGGCTTTGGCCTCAGCCAGCGACACCGGCATGTTGGCTGGTGCGAGGGTGCGAACGGGTGCGAGCACGTTTCGAGGTCCGTATAAGAAAGAGAAGCGACCAGCCTTCGGATGGCTGATGGGCGGCCAGAGGGTCAGCGTTGCCGGTCGTCCGGCCGCCCTGGCGGATCAGACGATCGGCGCGTCGTGGGGATGGCCGAGCGCAAAAACCGCACCGGCGGCAATCGACGTGCCGGAGGTCTTGGTGATGACGGCGCGGATATAGCGCTTCGTGCCCTTGTAGCCCTGCTTGTAGGCCGTGCTGGCCTCGAGCGCGGCAGGAAGCGTGCCCAGCAGGTCGCCGGCCGCCACATCGACAAAATCGCCATCCGTGGTCGTGTTGCTCTCCTGGATGGCGACGACGAAGAGGCCATCGCCGGCAATCGCGCCGGTATTGATGATCAGGGTTGCGGATTTGAAGCCCTGCAGATCGGCATGGCTGCCCTTGGTGGTGGCGGTGAGCACGGCGGGAACCAGAGATGCAACGAGGCCGAGGCCGGAGATACCGTCCTTCATGGGAGAAGTCCTTTTAAAGATGGATGAGAGGAAAGCGGGCGGCCAAAGCCACCCGTCAGTTCGATCAGGTGCTGATCTTCAGCAGCTTGAGGGCTTCAAAGTTCACCACGCCACCGCCGACACGCTTGGTCGTGTAGAACAACACGTTCGGCTTCGAGGTGAACGGATCGCGCAGCACCCGGATGCCGATGCGGTCGACGATCAGATAGGCGCGGCCGAAGTCGCCGAAGGCGACGGGAAAGGCATTGGCCGCCACCGCCGGCATATTGTCGTCGGTATGGACCGGCTTGCCGAGGATGGTGGCGACTTCGGCAGCGCCTGAAGGCGGCGCCCAGATATAGGCACCCTCCGCATCCTTGAACTTGCGAACCGTGTTCATCACCTTGTCCGACATCAGCCACGACGCACCATTCCGATAGCCGGACTTGAGCGAGTAGTAGAGGTCGATCAGACAATCGGCCGGGCTGACCGACGTGGTTGCAGCCAGGAAGCCATCCGACTTGCCAGACACCACGAAGCCGATCTTGCCCCACGCATAGGAGGCATTCGCCACCGTATCGTAGGCCAGAATACCACGCGGCTTGTTGATGCCGTTGCCGTTGGCGAAGGCGGCACCTTCCTGCTCGGCGAACTCGATCGACACTTCATCGGCCAGCCAAGCCGCCAGATCGATACGAGCATCGTCCAGCGAGGTCTGCGTTGCACCCGGCATTGCGTAGATTTCGCCGGTATTGATGGCGATCTCACGCAGCGTCGGCGTGTTCGTGCCAGTGCGAGAATCTTCCTCCCCGACCCAACCGGAAGTGGCGCCGCCCATGTTGACCAGCTTCTTGTAGGTATTGGTCGAGATGGACATGACGCGGGCCAGAGAGCGGATCGTGGACACCGTGCCGAGCACGCGATCGATGCCGGCCTCGGTTTCTTCCGGTACCAGATAGCCGCCGTCGGGGTCGGATTGCGTCGTCAGCTTGGCCTTGACCTCGAGATCACGCAGGCCGGCATCGACGCCGCGGCGGAAGAAGCGGTCGAAGGCCTGGGCATGTTCGGTCTTGTCGGGGTCAGCCGGGCCACCCACCCCGCCGACCTTGAGCGCTGCCAGCGCGGCATTGGTCTCGTCGAGGGCCTTTTGCAGGGCGGTGATCTCGGCATTGATGCGGTCGACCTTTTCGGTCTGGACCACATCGGCCATGCCGGCCCGGATGTCGGCGAGTTCCTTGTCGCGCTCGACCTTGAAGTCCTCGAAGGTCTTCTGCAGTTCGGCCAGGATTTTGGTGGCATTGCCGGAATCGGCGCGCACGCCGACGATCCCGCGCGCACGCGGGGTGAGTTCGATACCCATCTCGGGTCTCCTATGATCTGATGGTGTCGATCAGCCGCTGCAGGGCGGCGGCATTCAGTTCGGGATTGTCGCCTGCATCGCGCGCGGCGGAAGGCTGGCCTGCATCACGCGTGGCCGAGCCGATCAACTCCGAGAGCATCTCGGAGCGCATGGTGCGGGTGAAGCCGGCCTTCGCGAGCGCGGCCTCGGTTTGCCGGCGTGCCATCAACCGCCGGTCTGTGCTTTTGGCATCGCCGGAAGGCGCTGCAACGCTATCGTCGACGGCATCGGCAAAGCCATATTCGACGGCCTGCGCCGCCGTCATGAAGGTTCCGGCGTCCATCAGGCGCTCGATCTCCGCGCGGGCCATTCCGGTGCGGGCTTCGTAGATGTCGGCAAGTGCCGCATCGAAGCCATCGAACAGGCTGGCGGCCTCGCGCAGGTCATGGCGGTTGCCGATGACCAGACCCCAGGCATTGTGCACCATCATGAAGGAGCCGAGCCCCATGCGGATCACATCGCCGGCCATGGCGATGATGGAAGCGGCCGACGCTGCCCAGCCCAGCACCTCGACGGTCACCTTTGCCGGGTGCGTACGCAGTAAATTGTAGATGGCGATGCCCTCGAACATGTCGCCGCCGGGCGAGTTGATGCGCACGATGACGTCGCGATTGCCGATCGAACGGAGCGCCGCCGAGATGCGCTTTGCCGTGACGCCGCCGCCTGTCCAGCCATCCTCGCCGATGACGTCGAAGATGGAGATGGTGGCGTCGGCGTCGGCACCGGGCGCAGCGGCAAAAGAGTGCTCTGCCCATTTCGCCAGCACGTCGCTCGGCGCATCCCACTGGTAGTTTTGCGGGCGAGCCATTGTGGGCGCGTTGGGAAGGCTGCGCAGGCTCATCAGAGGTTCTCCAGGAGCTGGAACAGATAACCGCCGAGCGTGACGCCACCGATGAAGATGCCGAAGTCGAAAGCAGGGCTGATGGCGGCCAGCCCGACAACCGCCATGACGATCAGCGTCGAGGCCAGTTTCAACGTGTTCAGAAGGGTCATCTGTTTATTCCTTGTCGTTACGGAGCGTCGGTTTGGTCATCGCGCCAGTCACCAATCTTTCGATCGCCAGGGTTGCCACTGGCAGCGACCACGCGATCGCCATCGCTGCCGTTGCCAGACTCCTGGCGATCTCGTTGTTCCCCCGCCGGCGCGCCCGCCGTGTTCGGCGGCGGATAGAAGACGTCGCCGCCGTCGCGCGGGTTCTGGTCTTCGAGCGCGCGGATTTCATTCGGGCTGTAGACGCCCCATTGCAGGCCTTTGACGTAAGCCTCCCAGCGCGCCTTGATGTCGCCCTTGACCAGCGCCGCCCGGTTGAAGCGCGCGTAGAGATCGTCTTCCGCGCCGATCAGGTCGCGGTTGATCGCCTCTTCCCACATGGTCAGATGGTCCTCGAGCGTCCAGGCGACGAAGCCGATCGATTGCTGCTCGATACCCGTGCCCCAGCTGGTCGACTTTTCCGTATCGCCGATCATGTGCGGCGGCACGCCGAAGAACATGGCGATGTCGGTGCGGCTGAACTTGCGGCTCTCGATCCATTGCGCATCCTCGGCCGTCATGGCGATGCGGGCATAGTCCATGCCCTCTTCGAGGATCAGGTTCTTTCCCTCCTGCTCGCCGCCGGAGCGGAACTCTTCGAGCCCGGCCTTGAGATTGGCGACCGCCTCGGGCCCGAGCTTGTTCGGATGTTTCAATACGCCGCTGACACGGGCGCCATTACGGAAGGTGCTTGCACCATGGTCTTCCATGGCCAGCGACAGCCCGATGGTCTCGCGGGCGTAGGCAATCGCCGACACGCCATGCACGCCATCCAGCGTCAGCCCGACCAGATGGAACACCTCATCCTGGCGGAGCCGGATGCGCCGTCCGTTCTGGCGGGTGTAGATGTATTCCAGCGCCAGATCGTCCGTCTGCCTGACCTCGACCCGGTCGGGATGCAGCGGGATCAGTTCCTGCACCAGTCCGCGTGACCGCACGATCATGGCGTAGGCATTGCCGCGCAAAAGCAGATGCGCCTGCAGCATGCGGCGGAACTGCGACGGAGTCTGCCAGCGGTTGGGCCGTCGTCGCAGCACCGTCCAGATCGGCGTGTCGGAGGCGTCTTCGCGGGTGCGCTCATCCACCCGGCGCTTGATGTGCAGCGGCAATGTCGCCACAGCACCCGAGATGATGCGCACACAGGCATAGACGGCCGCCACCCGCATGGCGCTGTCGGGCGTCACCGCAGCCCCCGAGGCGGTCACCGTTCCCGAGCGCAGCGCCTCTTCCAGCTGCTGCGCCGTGGTGATGACGATCCCGCCACCCGCATCCCGGAACGACGCGCGCGGAGATGCGGCCGGCGGTTTTGCGCCGCCGAACCAGTTCGACCAGAATGCCATTGGGTTCTTTCGTCAGCTCTTTACAGCAACAGGATGCCGCGGGTCTCATAGACCGAGCGGCCGGCATTGACGTCGCGGGCCAGCGCCCGCCCGAGCGCGTTGCAGATGGCGACAATGCCGTCGATGCGTTCGGTCGAGCGCTCCTTGTCCGGCTTGATGTTGCCGGCCGGATCATGGCGCACGGCAACATTGGAGGCGTTCCATCGCAGTACGGGATGGCCGCCATGCCAGAGCGAGCGTGACACCGAAAGCCGCTCCAGTTCCGCCGTGGGTGCACCCATGCTCAGGAACCCCTGGCCGAACTGGACGAGGTTCAGGCCTTCATCCTGCAGATGCTGGACGATCTCGCCGGCAAAGGTGCGATCATAGGACAGCTCCCGCAGATCATGGCGTGAGGCCAGCTCCAGTATCTCGGCCTCGATGAAGGCAAAGTCGGTGGCATTGCCGGGTGTCGCGGTCAAAAATCCCTGATCGCGCCAGACGTCATAGGGCACGCGGTCGCGCCGCACACGGCGGACTATGTCGTCCTCGGGAATCCAGAACCGGCAGGTGACGATCCATTTGTCGGCAAGCTTTCCAAGCGTTTCATCCAGTGTCGGCGGGAAGACCAGCACGAAGGCCGACAGATCGTTGACGCGGGCAAGATCGAGCCCGCCATAGCATTCACGCCCCAGCAGCTTGCCTTCCAGCTCATCCAGCTCGTGTTTGACGATGCGCCAGTCGGTGGCAGCCGGCAGGCCGCCTTCCTCCCACACGCTCATGTCGAGCCAGCGGGTGACCTGCTCGGTCCATTCGTTCAAGCGCAGCCGGCGGATCGCATTCTGCTGCGCCGGCATTTCCCTGGCCTCGTCGATCTGCCGCTTCAGGTCATCCAGCTTCACCGTCACGCCAAGGCTCGGATTGGCCTTCACCCAGACCTTTTCGTCGGTCCAGTCGTCGCCCTCATCGATGGTGGCGATATAGGCAAACCAGCTGTCCGACGACTCCATCGGCACCGTGCCTTCCAGCGCCTTCAC